GTAGGTTTTCAGGCAGCGTATAGTAATACGAGTGGAACGGGTTTAACTGCGATAGGTTATGAGGCAGGTAGAGCAAATACAACAGGCACAGATAATATTGCTTTGGGTTATCAAGCATTACTTGCAAATACAACAGGGAATTTTAATATCGCAATAGGTAGAGAAAGCAATACAGGAAATTTTAGTAATAGTATCATTTTAGGAACTTTAGCAACAGCAACTGCAAACAACCAATTTGTAGCAGGTTCTGCCACATATCCAGCAGGTTCTGTAACCGCCGAAGTAAACGCATCAGCAAATGTTTGGAACGTAATAATTAACGGAGTAGCACGTAAAATTTTATTGGCATAAATTAACTAAATTCGCAACAATATGACACAATTTACTTGGCTCGTAACAACCCTTTGGACTGAAACCATCGCAGGTGAGCAAAACTATGTAGTAATCGCCTCTTACGATGTAACTGGCGTTGACGGAACTTACACCGCATCACTTTCAAACATCGCCCGTTTTTCAACGGCTTCTGTTTCTCCTTTTATTCCTTATGAGGACTTAACCAATGACATCGTTATCGGTTGGATTCAAGAAGAATTGGGTGTTGATGGCGTTGCTAATTTGGAAGCGTGTATTCAAGGTCAAATTGATTCACAAATCAATCCCCCCGTTACACCGCAAAACACACAATTGCCGTGGGCATCAATCAAAGCATAATGGATATTAATACATCAAAACAAATCATCGTTGAGGCGTTGAATATGGCAATCGCAAAAGGTTGTTTCGGATTAATCGAAGTTACTAACATCGTGAAAGCATTAGAGGTGTTAAACGACCAGCCAACAATTGAATTTGGTGAAGTTGATGAAGCACTTTGATAACGATACAACGGCAGCCATTGCAACGGCTATCTCAGGCAGTTCGGCAGTTCTGCACTTTGCGAACACTTGGCAACCTTTGTTTGCACTCGTTTTGGCTCTTGTTGGTATTGTTTCGGGTTTGTTTGCGATTCGTTACTATGCAAAGAAAATTGACCAGTTAGATGGCAAAGGCAACTAACACATCCACCTTCAGAGCAAAGCCAAAGAATAAGCTCCGCAGACATACCAAGCACATCAATAAACACAAATCGTGCAAACCAAAAAGAGGACAAGGTTAAAAGGTTATTTTGAACCTACACCGAAACGATTCAGAGTGCTTGGTGATTCCATTGCCGGGGCATCGTTGTTTGTTGCTGGTTTGAACCTTGACCATCCAAAGTTGATGTTGATTATAGGCATCGCTGGTGGAGTTGGAAAGTTCATCACAAACTTCTTCACCGATGAAACAAGTTAAGTTCAACGGATACTACAAAGAGGAATCGCCGAAGTCACAAATCTACTTGCATCATACTGCTGGTGGTGGTGACGGAGTGGCAACCTTTCAATTTTGGGATGCCGATCCAGTAAACATCGCAACCTGTGTTGCGATAAGTCATTCAGGTGAAATCGTGCAAGGGTTCTCATCAAAACATTGGGCGTTCCACTTGGGTTTGAAATCTGCCCACTTCAAAGGGTTGCCATTCATCAAACTTGACAAGACATCCATCGGCATTGAGATTTGCAATTGGGGTTACTTGATTGAGAAAAACGGCAAGTTCTACAACTATGTCGGTAAGGAGGTCAAAGATGTTTGCAAACTGGAAACACCTTACAAGGGATACACCTATTTTGAGAACTACACGAAAGAGCAAATTGCATCAACAAAAGAGTTGTTGTTATTGTGGCGTGAGAAGTACGGCATTGACTTGACATATCACGAAGATATTTGGCAAGTTACCAAAAGAGCTTTGAGCGGAAAGAACGGAGTGTTCACTCACAACTCTGTGAGAGCGGACAAAATTGATGTCTATCCGCACCCTGATTTGGTATCTATGTTGCAATCACTTTAAGTTGCTATTTAGGTACGATGATATTCCAAAGGATTAATTTTCACGACAACAAACTGCCTGTGTTCAAGGAGAACAAGGCAAAGGGGTTCGTGACTTTCGGAGCAGACAATCTCTATCCCGATTTTCTCGTTGAATTATTTAACAAATCACCCAAGCACAATGCCATCGTTTCTGCAAAAGCTTCTTATATTGCTGGTATTGGTACTAATGTTTTCGGACAAAACACCACCGACATCGCCAAAGCCGAAGCCAAATTAAAGAACATAAACGCTTATGAGACCTATGAGGAACTCAAAGCAAAGATTGCATACGATGCCGAGTTGTTCAATGGGTTTTGTGTAGAGGTTATTTGGAACAAAGCCAAGACCGCACCAAGCGAATACTATCACATCCCATTCAAGGATGTCCGCAAGGGTTTGGAAGGTGAATACATATATTGTGAAGATTGGACTGATGCAAAAGCACCACGAATCTCTTATCAACCCTACAACGCCATCACGAGAGAATCAAAGCAATTGTATTATTGCCAATTCTATCGTCCCGGTGAAGGCACTTATCCGCTTCCCGATTATGTAGGGGCGTTGAAATATATTGAGGTTGACACCGAGATTTCCAATTACTACTTGAACTCAATCAAGAACGGATTTACGGCACAAACCCACATCCAGTTGTTCAAGGGAATCCCAACACCTGAAGAAGCTCGTGCAACTGCAAGGAGATTCAAAGAGAACTATCAAGGCACGGACAATGCGGGTGGGTTGATTATTCAATACAACGATCCTACGGAGAAGGAATCAGTTATTTCCAACCTTCAACCATCGGATTTTGACAAGCAATTTGATTTGCTGAATAAGACCGTTCAACAAGAGATATTTGTTGCACACAAGGTCAACTCTCCAATGTTGTTTGGAGTGCGTGTAGAGGGGCAGTTAGGTGGTAGAACGGAGTTAATTGAAGCTTATGAGATGTTTCATCACGCATACATTGAACCACGCCAACAAAAGATTGACGATGTGTTCTCGTACTTGCTTGAACCTATCGCATCCGTAAGATTGGAAACCATTAACAAGCCACCAATCGGATTGGATTACCAAGCGTTATTCACCGCTGGAATCATTGACCGCAACGAAGCAAGAAAAGAGTTGGGATTTGATGAGATTGAAGAACCATTGGATGTTGCCTTGTCAAAACAAAACCCATTCGGTTGGAATGATGAGCGTGACTTGATTGTATTCAACAAATACGGAGAGAAAGCCGAAGAGTTTGAGGAGGCGAAGTTTGAGTTTGCCGATGCGATTGAATCTGCCATCTTGAATGTGTTGAAAGAGAACAAAGGTTTGCAAGTTGGAGATATTGTAAACATCACCAAACTTGACGCAAAGGTTGTTGCCGATGCAATTGCCAAACTTGCAAAAGCGGAATTGGTTAAATCATACGAGGACGGATTGGAAACCACTCCAAAAGGATTGGAAGAAATCAAGAATTTGCAAACTGAATTGGTGGTTCGCTATCAATACGGACTTGCACCGGGCATTGATGGTCCAGTAATCATTCCAACATCAAGGGACTTTTGTAGAAAGGTAGAAGGAAGCGGACGAGTATACTCAAGAGAGGACATCAATATGATGAGTGCTGAACTCGGTTACGATGTTTGGAAACGCAGAGGTGGTTGGTATCACAATCCAACACTTGATGTCAACACACCACAATGCAGACACATTTGGGTTCAAAAATTATTGAGGAGAATTAAACGATGACCAACTTTGTATATTTCATAAGCACAACCTATCTCAAGGACAACACTCCTTTGAATGAAAATGTTGACGATAAATTGCTCAAGTCAGCAATCAAAGAAGCTCAAGAGATTTATGTGAGGGATGTCATCGGTTCAGGCATTTACAATCAATTGCAGACACAAGCATTCGCTGGTACTTTGACTCAATTAAATACAACCCTTTTGGACTCTTACATCGCACCTTGTTTGAAATACTACACCTTGACCGAGGCGATGCTTCCAATGACCTTCAAACTCATGAATAAGAGCGTAGCAAGTAGGGAGAGTGACAACGCTCGTGCTGTATCCGTTGAGGAGATGACAATGATTGAGGGCAGATACCGTGACAAAGCGGAATACTATGCGAATAGGTTGCGTGATTACTTGCGTACGAACACCAACGACTATCCGTTATTCTTGAATCCCGGCAATACAATTGACACCATCCGCCCAAAGAACACCGCTTTTGTGGGTGGCATCTATCTTCCAACTTCACAAGATTGCTTTTGGAATTATGACTTCCCCAACGAGGACAAATAAGTGGCAGAAAAACAACGAGGCAAAGCTTCTCAAGTTCTTGAAAAATGACACTAAACCAAATAATCAAAAAAATCCAAACGGCAGCCGAAAGCCATAAGATGGTCGGCAAGTTCGGAGTCGGTCAGCAGTCCAATCTAACGGTTGAGAATGTTGAGTATTATCCGCTTGTTTGGTTGTATCCTGATGGGTTTAATCTTTCCACAACTGGCAACTTGATGACCTACAACTTTGCTTTGCTCGTGATGGATCGTGTGTTTGAAAGTGAATCAAATGTCATTGAGGTTCTTTCGGACACCGCACAAATCATTGCCGATGTATTTGCATTGATTGATGACAACACCCAAGACGATGAGGACTTTGAATTGGTAGTTACTTCCAACGCTTCACCTTTCTACGATGCCAAAACCGACATTCTTTCAGGATATGCAATCAACTTCCAAGTCAACACTCCTTATCTATTTAATACTTGCGTTGTTCCTGTGTAGCGTGGTTGTGGCTTTGTTCAATTTACAAAGACCAGTCCGCATTGAACGACCAATACAAGTGGAGATGCACGAGAGAATCGTGGAGAGAGAGAAACTTGTAAGAGACACGCTCATCAAACGAATTAACTCATTTGATACTATTTACCTTGACACATTCAAACCTTCAGCAGAGGGCTTGAAAAAGGCGATAGGATTACACATCCACTTGGACACCATATGAAAACACTCAAACAAGAAATTGTCAAGCAATATATTGCACAATTCCCTGACTTGCCAAATCGCACTTTGGCAAGTTTAATCTTCACAAAAGAAGAGGGGTTGTTTCCAAGTGTAGAAACTGCGAGAGATAGAATCCGATATTACAAGGGAGCGAAGGGAGAAAAAGATTTGAAATTTGTTATGAATCAAAACCACATAGACAAGCCGAATCACTCATCCATCAAAGAAGGGTTGGCAAAATTAAACATCCTTTCACGAGCTGAAGATATGACTCCAGTTGTGTTGGGTAAGGGAAAGTATTTGATTCTTTCGGATATTCACCTTCCCTTTCACGATGAAGAGGCATTGACCGCTGCATTGAATTACGGAGTTAACAACGCACCTGATTGCATCATTCTCAATGGTGACATCTTGGATTGTTATGATGTCTCACGATTCAGCAAAGAAATCCGCAGACCAAAAATCTCGGAAGAATTAGAGATGGGTAGAAACTTTTTCCAATACTTGCGTGAGTTGTTTCCCAAACAAGCAATTTATTACAAGATAGGCAATCACGAGGAACGAATGAGAGCGTACATTTTACGCAATGCTCGTGAATTGGCAGACCTAAACGATGTAAGTTTGGAAAGTTTGTTGAGATTGGATCACTACAAAATCATACCGGTGAATCGTGAAATGATTAAACTTGGTAAATTGACGGTATTACACGGACACGAGTTGGGAGAATCGGTGTTCTCACCTGTGAATCCAGCACGAGGATTCTTTTTGAAAGCAAAGGCATCAACAATCGTTGGTCATTACCACCAAGTATCTCACCACTCGGAGAACAATCTTCACGGTGAACAAGTTGGTGTTTGGTCAATGGGTTCGCTTTGCAACCTATCCCCCGAATATCGTCCCTACGCATACACAAAATGGTCAAATGGATTTGCCTTTGTAACCGTAAATGAGGACTTGGGTTTTTCCGTTGACAATTTTAAGATTATCAATGGACAAATTCTATGATAAAAGTGCAAATCATACTGGAACAAAAGAACGACTCGTGGCTTGAATCCGTTGGGATTGAACCGGAGATTGTGCAAATCTTGGA